ACCAGTGCGAAAGCTGGACACCCCGCCTGCACCTCCAGGTTATACCTATAGGTGGATTCGGGAATCCATGTTGGGAGCGGAAGACAGATCAAATGTCTCGCGCCGCATGAGGGAAGGATGGGAGCTTGTAAGAGCAACTGATCTTCCAGCAGAGTGGGCGGACACGCTACCGACTATGGATAAGGACGGCAGACATGCTGGTGTCATATATAACGAAGGGTTACTTCTGGCGAAAATACCTAATGAAACGGTTCAAGAGCGCAACGAGTATTACTCGAACAAAACTCAGGAAGCGACAGACGCATTGGACAACACCATGTTCAATGAGACTCGTGGCGATAGCCGTTATGTTAAATATGATCCACAGAGGGACTCCCGCGTAACTTTCGGCAAAAACTAGGAGAACCTAAATGGCTAACAAAAATGCCGCTTTCGGTTTGAAGCCCTCCCGCATGATGGGTGGCGCTCCGTATAGTGGTGGCCAATCTCGTTATCGAATCGCCAACAATCAATCAGGTGCAATTTTCCAGGGTGACTTGGTTAAGCAACTGACTGCTGGCGTTGTCGGGCGAGCTGCCGCCTCTTCGACTGTCCCCGTAGTAGGGGTTTTCAACGGAGTTCAATACACTGATCCCACCACAGGTGAGCAAGTGTTTAAGAACTACTACCCTGGCTCTATCGCAGCCGCAGATATAATCGCGTTTGTTATCGACGATCCCAATGTGGTGTTTTCGGTGCAGGCAGATGCTGCGTTTCCGGTAGCAGACCTCTTCGGTAACTTTGATGTGGTAGACCAGTCAACAACTGGCGATACCGCTTCTGGCCGATCAAACATGGAGCTAGATGTCACGACTGGTGCAACCACCACGACTCTGCCTTTGAAGGCAATCGACATCTCGCAAGATCCCGACAACAGCGATGTAGGCAACGCCAACACAAACGTGCTTGTGGTTATTCAAAACCACATCATGGGTGTGAAAGGCGCTGGCTTAGCGTAATAGGAGGCTAGGAAATGGCAATTTCTCGCGCACAACTTGCAAAAGAGCTTGAGCCTGGACTGAACTCCTTGTTCGGTATGTCTTATGACTCTTACGATCGAGAGTACGAAGAAATCTTCGCTATTGAAGATTCTCAGCGTGCTTTCGAGGAGGAGGTGTTGATAACCGGATTCGGTTCAGCACCAACTAAAACAGAAGGGCAAGGCGTTGTTTTTGACAATGCTTCTGAGTCCTACTCTGCACGTTACACCCACGACACCATCGCGTTAGCGTTTGCGCTTACCGATGAAGCGGTGGAAGATAACTTATATGACTCGTTAGGTAAGCGATATGTGAAGGCTTTGGCCCGATCAATGGCAAACACTAAAGAGGTCAAGGGTGCAGACGTACTCAATAACGCTTTCAACACCAACTTTACTGGCGGTGACGGCGTGACCCTCATAAACACAGCACACCCACTTGCGGGTGGTGGCACAGCGGCTAACCGCGCAACCACAATGGCTGACCTTAACGAAACGTCTTTGGAAGACGCGCTGATCGACATCAGCACGTTCACCGATGACAAAGGTCTGACCATCTCGGTTCAAGCGACCAAGCTTGTTGTTCCGCCTCAGCTTGTATTCGTTGCTGACCGCATCTTGAACTCTACTTTGCGTTCTGGCACGGCGGACAACGACATCAACGCGATCCGTAACACGGGCGTCCTCCCAGGCGGCTACACGGTCAATCATTTTTTGACTGACCCTGACGCATTCTTCTTATTGACTAGCGTCACTGACGCTGGTGAAGGTCTGAAGATGTTCCAGCGTACCGCTATGGAAACCAGCATGGAGCCGGACTTCACTACTGGTAATATCCGATATAAGGCTCGCGAGCGTTACAGCTTCGGGTTCTCGGACTGGCGAGGCATCTACGGCTCACAAGGCGCGTAGATACCAAGCAAGAAAAAGGGGGCTACGGTCCCCT